AGAAGCCCTATTGCCCCCGCTGCGATTGCTGATATACTAAACGACAAACGGATGTGCGATCTATACTTGGAACTGCGCGGCCTTGAAAGTCAGAACTCAGTTCAGATAACAAAGAAGTTGAGAGTTGAACTAGCCAACATCTACACACTCCAACCGAACAAGGCGATCGACAAACTACAAAACGCAGCCCAATATATTAATCTAGTTTATCGCGACTACATCTACACGGTGGATTACTTGTTCCTAAATGATCTATTATTAAAAGAACCTCTTGACAATCAGGCTCTAACTGGTAAGATAGCCACAGCTGGTTCGATTACACAGCAGCTTTATTAGGAGGCGACTTGCTTTTCCAAGTGATGGACACAAAGGCCGATTGTATCGGCTATTATGCTAACAATACTATCAACCCCGAACGCACCCTTCCGCTTGAAGGGGGCACCTGGGAATACTCCCCGCACCTCCGTGGAGATAAGTATGAAATAGCACGCATTTACAGCCACGGAGCGACCCTCACAGACGTTTGCCCCGAAGATATGAAGACGGACTGGGAGGGCATCAAGAAGACGCTTAAATCGTGCTTGAAAGCCTTCCATACATCCTGCCTTTCTTTGGATGAAAATTGTTTTTATGATGTGGTCCCGGAGTATTTTCTTTTTCAATATCTTAGCAACAAAAACAAGATCACAAAGCACGTCCTGGACACCTATCCGCGCCCCAAAAATTATGACTTTATGTATAATCTTGTTGAGATGCTCTCGGACATTCGGTCCCAAGAACTGAACATTGATATTGGGCCAATCCAACATCTTTTGAGTTCTGTGAGGGGCCAGAACTTTCATCGCACGTTACAGACAGTAAGGCACGTATGTGATTACAACCCCTGGGGCACTGTTACAGGTCGGCTTGCGACAAGCCCCAACAGTTTCCCGGTTCTTACAATGAACAAGGAGTTCCGTGCGTGTGTGAAGCCGAGGAATGATTGGTTTGTTGAACTTGATTTCAATGCTGCCGAATTAAGGATGCTTTTGGCCCTTGCTGGGGCCGAGCAGCCGCTTAAGGATATACACGATTGGAATGTGAAGAACGTTTTTGGCGGGGAACTCACAAGAGAAGAGGCCAAGACGAAAACCTTTGCGTGGCTTTACTCTCAACGCTCAAATAAAGAGTTGGAGCGGCTTTATAATAAGGAACTGGTGCGGAATAAGTATTGGGACGGCTTCAAAATTGAGACTGATTATGGTAGAATAATGGAAGGCGTTGATGAGCATCACGCCCTCAACTACGTTGTTCAAAGCACCACAATTGATATGGTCCACGAGCAGGCATACAAGGTCTACAAGCTTTTGAAGGGGATGAAAAGCAATATTTCACTTTTAGTTCACGACGCAGTTTATATTGATCTTGCGGAAGAAGATCGTTACGAAATTCTGAATTTACTTGACACCTTCAAGAAAACAAGGTATGGTATGTTCAAGGTCAACGTCTCCGTTGGTAAGAACCTCCGGGATCTGAAAGAATTGAAGCTATGATTATTATAGGACTTGGTAAAGCCGGCTGTAACATAGCCAAAGCATTTTCTAAATTCCCCCAATACGAAACGTATAGGATAGACACCAGTGAAGACGCTGATATTACAATTGAGAAAAGAGACAGTCATGAAGATTATGATAAAAGCTTCCCTAATCTGGAAGAAGATCTTAAGTTTACTGGGGCTGATGTTAGTGTTATTGTTGCTGGAAACGGGCAAATTTCAGGCGGCATCTTACGACTATTAGAGACAATAAAGAATAACAAGGTCACAGTTTTATACATACAGCCAGATCTTGCGCTGGCTAGTGAAATACAGAAAAAGCAAGAAAGAATTGTAAGAAATGTATTACAGGAATACGCACGCTCTGGTGCCATCCAATCAATATACTTGATTGATAATCAACTAGTTGAGAAGGGGATTGGGGACGTTCCGATTATGGGATACTATGACGTCTTAAACCAAGCGATCGTAAACACAGTTCATATGATCAATGTCTTCAAGAATTCAGAGCCCGTGATAGGCAACTTTATTCATCCATCAGAGTTGAGCCGGATTGCTACGCTAGGCATCCTCAACCTTGAAAAAAACGAAGAAAAGTGGTTTTACGGCTTGACAAACCCACGAGATGTGGTATACTATTACGGTATCAATGAGGAAGAACTTAGGAAAGACGGCACGTTGTTCAAATCAATAACGGATTACGTTAAGTCTCAAGTCTCTAACGGTGTGAACGTTTCATACGGAGTGTTTAAAACAAACTATGAACAAAAATATTGTTATTGCATTAAGTATTCATCTATGGTACAATCATTTTTAGACGATCAAGAGATTAGTTGATCGTACTCTAACCCAATAAAGGAGATAAATTATGGGTATTAATCTAGACAAGATGAGAGAAAAGCTCTCATCCCTACGCGGAGAGGGAAACTCCGATTCAGTTTTCTGGCGACCAGAAGACGGTGATCAGGACATTCGCATTGTCCCGACTGCAGACGGCGACCCCTTCAAGGAGATGTGGTTTCACTACAACCTTGAGAGAGGTGGCTTCCTCTGCCCGAAGCGCAACTATGGCGATGACTGCCCGGTTTGCGAGTATGCCTCATTCCTGTGGCGCGAGGGCGTTGACAATAACGATGAGCACAGCAAGAAGACGGCAAAGAGCCTCTTCGTGCGACAGCGCTTCTTCAGCCCTGTGATGGTTCGCGGAGAAGAAGATAGAGGAATCCGAGTATGGGGCTATGGTAAGACCGCTTATGAGAACCTGCTGACGCTTGTGCTCAACCCCGAGTATGGTGATATCACTGATGCCGAGACCGGCACCGATCTCACGATGACTTACGGAAAGCCTCCGGGAGCTTCGTTCCCGCAGACGAAACTCGTTCCCCGACGCCGCTCCTCGCCACTGTGCGAGAACCTGACGCCGGATAAGTGTGCCGAGCTTCTTGACACCATTCCCGAGTTCAGTGGCCTCTTCGATCGTAAGACGACGGCCGATGTTCAGACCACTCTGGATAATTTTATTAACGCGCAAGTGGAGGACCCCGAAACTGTTAGTTCCGAAAAGGAGCAGTATGGTAAGAAGGGCACCGATACGAATGCCGTCGATAGTGCTTTCGCGGAGCTTGGGGCTCTCTAGTGAATTTCAGACAACAGGAGGTGGAACTCTTAAAACAACAAGTTCAGGCATATGAAAATATAATTGAACATTTTAAGAGGGAACTTCTTGTTGTCCAGGGAAAACTATCAAACTATCCCCCCCACAGGGAGGCCTAGGGTTATCAGGGGCCTCACACTTATACACACACAAAGGAGATATTATGAGTGATACAAACAAAAGCGGATACGAACTCCGCACCGATTTGCTAGGAATGGCAATTGGAATTGTGGCGGACCAGACGGCCCGCCAAGTCGAGAATGAACATTTTAAGCCAGAAGGCCAGCGCACCGCCGTTGCGTCTTATACGACTGAAGATGTGATTGATGAAGCTGAGAAGCTTTACGCCTTCGTTCAGAAGAAGTAAATTACTGACCCACAGGGAGGCCCAGGGTTATCAGGGGCCTCACATTAGAAAGGAAGAATTATGACTAATGCTAATTCGAATCGACTAGAACAACTGATTGTTCTCCTTGAGGATACTCGTGATGATCACGACAAGTTCTTTAACAGCTGCAACAACGCCGCTGGAACCCGTGTTCGCAAGGCGATGCAAGAAGTGAAGACGATTGCTCAAGAGCTTCGCGTCGAGGTCCAAGAGACCAAAAACGCAAACTAAACTTTGCTAGCCGCAGGGAGGCCCGGGGATACAGGGGCCTCAATTCAAATTAAAAAGGAAAAATAAATGCTTAAAACGAATAGAATTATTTTGATGGCCCTCTGTGCTCTCGGGGCGGGAGTCATTGTGGGGACTAACTTGATTGGTTGTCAGACGAGTGCTGACGACGATGACTCTGCCGTGGCTGACGACGACGACTCGGCTGGATAGAGTAAAATCCGCAGGGAGGCCCGGGGTTACAGGGGTCTCAACTTATCACAACAAAAAGGATTTAAAAATGGATGATATTGTTAAAAAACTCAAGGAACTGGGTGCCGAGGAAACAGATTTTGTTACGCTAAAGTATTCCGATGGAGCCGATGTATGGCATATTAATGAGAGTTATGTGTTAGAGACGGCAAGAGATGTAGCAACGGCCGCAAAGCTGGGAGCACTTCTGGCGTCCAAGATCCCAGTTTATGACACGACAGGCACCCCCTCCAGGGGCAGCGATGTTCTTAGTGAAATGCGCTACAGCGGTGTGCTGGATGAATATGACCACGAGGGATGGTTTGCGCAGTATCTAACCGAGCAACTTGTAGACACCATTTACGATCAGGAATATTCCCTTGACTATACTACCGAGAGATATGATTACAAGCGCGGCTTCTGTAATATTTCTACAGAAGTGCGCGTTAGTGTTGCTGACCTATATAGACTTGGTCCCAAAGCCGACTCGGTCGTCGCAGGATTTGAAGTATCTGTTGGTGTCGCCAGCGGCACCTTGACTTTGGGATAGAAAAATGACATTCATAAGCAGAGTTATCTTGGGATTTTTACTTGTGCTTTTAGTTGGAATGGCAGTCGGCCCCAACGTTGGTGGCTGTCTGGTATTTGACGACGACGACAGCGCCAATATACCCGAGAAAGAGGTTGACTACCCGTGGGAAAAATAAAATGTCACCTTTGGTAATACTTTGTTTTCTTGCGTTAACCATTTATGCGGTTGACTTGAAGCGGCAAATTCGTGAGACGAGTGAAGAGGTAACAAGAATGCACAGGGATTTTCTGGCTGAAGCCAGCCTGCGCTATGGGAGTGAATTAAATGGCGAAGAGTAAATCAAAGGCGGGCAAGATCTCAATTGATGGGTTGCGCTCCCTGATAAATAAAACATCCGGTCTTGATGTGGCCCACAATCTTAATGAGGCAAACCCGACAGAAGTGAAAGAATGGATTCCAACTGGTTCACGCTGGTTGGATTCCATCGTTTGTCGTGGGCACCTTGCCGGCATTCCCATTGGTAAGTTTACAGAGATTGCCGGCTTGGAATCAACCGGCAAATCTTTTATGGCCGCACAGATCGCAGGCAATGCCCAGAAGATGGGAATGACTGTGATTTATATGGATTCAGAGTCCGCAATCGATCCGGGTTTCTTGGAGCGAGCAGGCTGTAATATAAATGATTTGATTTACGTTCAGGCACAATCTGTTGAGCACGTCTTGGAGACAGTTGAAAATGTTGTGAGTTCAGGAGCAGAGAGAACTTTGTTTATTTGGGACTCCCTTGCTATGACCCCGACCATTACGGATGTGGAGGGAGATTTTAATCCCCAATCCACGATGGCGATGAAGGCGCGTATTCTATCAAAGGGAATGTCTAAACTAACAATCCCGATTGCGAACACCAAGTCTGCTTTCCTGGTTCTCAACCAGTTGAAGACAAATATTCCACAGGGACCGAACGCTCGTATCATTGCGATGACGACACCCTTTATCACTCCTGGCGGAAAGGCTATGCATTATGTATATTCTCTGCGCATCTGGCTGACGGGACGCAAGGCGAAGTCTGCTTTCATTGAAGATGAGAGTGGCTTCCGCATCGGCTCCGAGGTGAAGGTCAAGCTTGAGAAGTCACGCTTCGGCACGCAGGGACGCAACTGTGCGTTCAAGATCCTATGGGGCACCGACGAGGTTGGTATCCAAGACGCCGAGAGTTGGCTGGAAGCTATCAAAGGCTCCGACAATCTTAAACAAGCAGGCGCCTGGTATACTCTGGTCTACAAAGACGGAACAGAAGAGAAGTTCCAGAGCGCTCATTGGACTTCTAAACTTGAAGATGATAAGTTTAAGAACCGAGTGTTTGAAATTATGGATGAAGAGATCATTCGTAAGTTTGACACGCGCGAGGGAAGCGCTGAGGATTTCTACGACGT